CTTTTAATAAAATCCTAGTAGGGGTATAAGGAATATTATATTCATCAAGTTTTTTATATAACCAATCTCCCCCATACCCTATACACACTACATTAGGAGTATTTTTTACTAATTCTAAGTGAGAAGAAATACAATCACCTCCACCAAAATATAAAATTTTATAAGATTTATGATTTTTAAAACAAGCAATATCTTCAGGAGTATATAACCCTAAAAATACAGCAGGTTCTAAGGAGGATGTGTATTCTTTAAGATCCCACCTTTTTAAAAAATCTTTTTTAAAATATTGTGAAAGAACACTAGATACATAAGCCTGATTAAAGTCTTTCATTATGTATTTTTTCTAATTTTTCTAAATAAAGTATAGCATCCATAAGTTCCTCTTTCATATGAGTTACCCATTCATGGAATTTTAAATCTTCTCTATCAAGATTAACACCATACTTTTTTTCACCAAACTCTGCTCGTGTAGTGAATTGTTCTATAACTGATTTTACAATGCTGTCCATTATTTAAACATTTTAGCCACATCATTAGGTTGGTAACCTGCTTTGTATAGAATGTCTTCTAAATCTTCATTATCTAAAGTAATAACAGCATTAGCTGCTTCTCGAGTAGAACACTCATAAATTTTAGAAAGTGCATCTACCAATTCAGTTGTAGGTTGTTTCATTTTTGATTTAATATATTTTAACCAAACATTTTGTTTAGGGAGTAATTCCTTGTATACTGTGTAATATTTTTTCTTTTCAGTATAGGGAATTGTTTGTACATAATTTACCAACTCAATAAAAGGTTGGTGCATAGATAGAAAACGATTAACCATATAAGGATTAAAGGACTCCTTCTCCTTATCGGAAAAGGAGTCCCAATTTCGTTTTTTACCTGTTAGTTCTTTTAACCAATCAAATAAAGTCACAATCAGATAGTATCATAATCACCTCGAATTTCAGGTGGTAAAGTATCTCCTAAGATCTTATTTGTTGCTCCATCATAAAATACTGGGATGGGGAGTACTGCATCTTCGTCACCTCCTGTAATGAAACGGGATACTTTACGAAGTACATAGCCTTGTTTAAAAATTTCACCTCCCGATTCATTAGGGATGATTGTGGTTTTTTCCAAATTAATTTGGGGTTGTTGCATTTGTTGCATATCAGATTTCTGCATAATCTATTTCTTTAATTTCGTTACAAAAATAATATAAGTTGTCTCTTTTTAATACTGTGTCACAATGCCAATGTTCTTTAAGTATGTTGGCATCTATTTTTTCTGTTTCTCTTACCGTACGATACAATAAGAATTTTCTGTCTCCAAATTCTATGAGGTCTTTATATAACAACTTTTCCAGAGATTTCAAGTAGTTTAGCAATACATGCTGAGATGTTTATTTCTTTGTCAATTCGGAAATTTGAATGATACATGTATTCTTCAATAATAATAATTGCTTCTGCGGGTCGTGATGTATACTCGTCTATACGTTCATATAGTGCTTTATATAATGCTTCAAAATCCTGTACGTTAGAGTCGGCAATTACTTGTCTAATGTCTTTAAATGACTTTTTATTAGGCAATAATTCAATTACTTTATCAATATAATTAGAAGCAACAAGTGTAGATTTATCTAATTCTAACTCACCATCTCTAGAATTCATTTGACATACGTTAAGCATTTTACGTACATCTGGGTAGTACTGATTTACAATTGTTTTTAAATCATCAGTATTATGTTGGACATTTTCTTTAGATAATACTTTAAAAACATGCTTAGCTACTTCACCTTTACTAGGAGGTACAATTTTAAGTACTTGACAACGTGATTGAAGAGGATCAATAATACGTTCTACGTAGTTGCAAGTTAAAATAAATCGTGTACTCTTAGAAAATGTTTCAATAACATTACGAAGTGAAGCCTGTGCCTGAATTGTTAAGAAGTCGCTTTCATCAAGAATGACTACTTTAAGAGGTTTAAACGACATTGTACTAGCAAAGCCAGATACTTTATCTCGAATTGTTTCAATACCTCTTTCATCACTAGCATTAATGTAGAGGTAATCACAATTAAGATTATTAACAAGTAATTTTGCTAATGTAGTCTTTCCAGTACCAGCAGGTCCATAGAAAATCATATTATTCATATCATTTTCTTCTATGTACTTAGCTATAGTACCTTTAAGATGTTCATTCCCAATGTAATTTTCTAATACAGTTGGCCTGTATTTTTCATTCCATAAACTATTATTGATAGCCGTCTCCATAAAAATCAAATGTTTTGATTGGTTCTGGTTTAATTTCTACTTCTGTTCGTTTAACTGCATACAAAGCACTTCCAATAGGATCCAAATAAAAAGCAGCATTAAACTGTGTTTTTTTAAAATATGCTTCTAAAGTATCTGTAAGGGAAGGGTGGACGACCCCCTGGGGATCGTCCACTAACCTCCAAGAATCTCCTGGGGGGACTCTTTTAGCAATTAACTGCTTTTGCTCTACTGTTTCGAATTCAGACATTACCTAAATTTAAAACATTCCAGGCATACCTCCAAGTTGGGGTTCGTCTGATTTTTCTTCGGGTTTATTTACTACAGTACATTCTGTTAATAAAATAGTACCTGCAATCGAAGCAGCATTTTCGAGAGCACATCTTGTAACCTTAGTAGGATCAATAATTCCTGCTTCGAGGAAATCTTCATACCTACCTGTTTTTATATTATAACCTGAGTTTGGGTTTTCACTTGTAGTAGCACTAAACTCAATTTGGTGAACATTTTCTACTCCAGCATTTTCAAGGATTTGTTGGAATGGTCGACGCAATGCTTGGCTCATAATGTTGCAACCCAATTGTTGATCATCATTACTAGGCTCACATGATGCTCCTAGACTTGAACGGAGCAAAGCAATACCTCCACCAGGCACAATACCTTCTTCAATAGCTGCTTTAGTAGCTTGGAGTGCATCATCAACACGATCTTTCTTTTCACGCATTTCTGTTTCAGTATTACCACCAACGTGTACTACTGCTACTCCCCCAGTCATTTTAGCCAAACGCTTTTGAAGTTGTTCTGTTTCAAATGGTGAAGTTGAATTTTCGATTTGGGTTTGAAGTGAGGTACAAAGTTGTTCAATTGCTTCTTCATCACCAGCACCATCTACAATAGTAGTAGATTCTTTAGTAACTGTAACTGTACGGCACTCACCCAACCAATTAAGATCAAATTTATCAAGCTTCATACCTTTATCTTTATCAACAACTTGACCACCTGTAAGTGTAGCCATGTCATTCATAATCAAAGTACGTCGTTCACCAAAATCAGGAGCTTTAACAGCGCAAACATTAAGTGTACCTCTCATTTTGTTAACAATAAGGGTAGCAAGTGCTTCACCATCAATGTCTTCAGCAACAATAAGGAGAGATTTACCTTGTGATGACAAATTTTCAAGCAAAGGTACCAAATCTTTTACACTTGAAATTCGACCGTTATAAAATAAAATAACAGCATCCTTAAGTGTTGTACTCATTGTGTTATTATCCGTTACAAAATAAGGGGATTTAAAACCACGATCAAATTGCAAACCTTCTACTGTTTCAAGATAAGTTTCACCAGTACGTGATTCTTCAATAGTAACAATACCATCACGTCCTACTTTTTCCATTGCAGTAGCAATCAATTCGCCTACTTCAGTATCATTGTTAGCTGAAATGGTAGCTACTTGGCGGAGTTGATCTTCACTTGAAATATCTTGGGAAAGATCACGAAGATAATCTACATGTGCCTTAACACACTTATCAATACCACGCTTAATTTCTACAATATTGTGTCCCTTATCACTATAACGTGAAGCAGCATTTACAATTTCACGTGCCAATAAGGTTGAAGTAGTAGTACCATCACCTGCTTGATCAGCAGTTTTGATAGCTGCTTGTTTAAGCATTTGTGCTCCTACATTTTCAACTTGGTCTTCAAGTTCAATTGATTTTGCTACTGTTACACCATCTTTAGTACTTTGGGGTACACCTTGATCTTGTTGAATTACAACGTTTCGACCATTTGGTCCCAAAGTTGTTACAACTGCATCAGCAAGTTGGTTAATTCCCTTAATTAGTTTTTTACGGGAATCATCTCCATAGTTAATAATCTTACTCATTTTTCAATTACTCCTAAAATTTTATTTTCTTCAATCATATAATATTCTTCCCCATTATAATCCATTTTACTAGGACCCATTTGGGGGAGAAGAACAATATCTCCTACTTTTACTGTAGTTTCGATAAAATTTCCCATTTGGGTATAATATCCTGGTCCTACAGAGACCACTTCACCTTTAAGGTTTTTGTCTTTACCCATATCAGGAACTACAATGTTACCATGAACACTTTCTTCCTCTTCAATAGGTTTAATAATTACTGCGTTAAATAATGCTTTTACCATTACAAAAATTTTTCTTGAAATTTATTTAAAATTGATTCATATTCACTGATATATTGTTTAATACTATCATAAGACCTTCCTTTCATAGAATTGTCAGCAATTTTTTGGAGTGCACCTCCAAGTCGACCAAAATGCCCAATGCATGAATCATAAGGTTTTCCACTATCAGGCATAATGGTTTTGTAAACTGAGTAATTATACTCATCAACTACTAAATAATAGTCTCCCAGAAGTGGGTCTTTGATGTATTCCATAACTTGTTAATTTTTATTTCGGGGTGAATATACGAAGGGTTCTTTAGGGCGCCAAATTTAAATCACTTAATTTTAATTGATTTTGGCTTTGATTCCTTCGTTAGTGGAATGTAAATTTTTAACAATCCATTGAGCATTTCTGCTTCAATTTTAGATAAGTCAAATTTAGGAGCAATTTTATATCCTAAACTAAATGACTTTTTACTTAAACCATGATAAATGTAACCTGAATAATCTCTAGGTTGATCACTTTCTGGTTTGTCATAGGAGATATTTAAAAGATCTCCTTCTATTTTTAGTTGAACATCATCTTTAGTTAATCCAGTACAAGCAATCTCAAAGTAGAGACCGTCTTCGTCATAATAGATATCTAAAGGATGGGGTTGTTTTGAATTTAGTGCAGGAGCAAATGCTTCGTCTGCTTTAAAAAAGTTTCGATATAGAATATCGAATGGGGTGTGTTCATTAAATAATGTACTCATATCATTTTAGTTTGTGAGTGCCTAAGCTACTCGGGTTAATAAATTTTATAACTAAGGCGCCCTAAAGTATGCCCTTGTTTTCCATAAATATACAAAAGAAATTCCTTGATCCCAAATTAGTAATCAGCTTTTCTTACAACAAAATATGTAGTGCTTATACCTTCTTCTTCTGCTACAAATGTAAGACGGAGTAAACCATCATCTACAAAACTCAAATGACATTCGTCCGATGTTTTATTGGCATTAAAGATTTCTCTAAGCATTTCACTATTAAAAGGAATTTTATTGTCTTCTCTAACATCATCTCCAAATTTAGCGTTTACATAAAATTCTACTTTATTTGAAAACTCCATTCGCTCCCCAAATACAAATTTAATAACAGGGGTATCAATTGTGTCTCTAGTAGCAGCTAGTGTTACTATTTCATTTCCTTGGATTGCAGACGCTGCTCTAACAAACGTATGAAAATCTTCGTTTTCAAGTATTGCTTGTACTTTCCATTCCATATTTTCATCTACTTCACCTACTTTTTGAATCATAAGGGGATCAGCAAGTGAATAATTAATAGAAGCATTATTATCCTGGATGGTTAGTTTGGTTAATACTTTATTAGTTTTAGAAGCATCAAGCATCAAATCACCAGCTAATACATTTAACAACCTATTAAGTTGTGTTGTATTAAAAATAGCCATTTCACCCTCATTAACCATAGGGAATTTATCACATGATAACCTACCAATCATATCCTTAGTAGGTGCCATAAAGTCAATATCTAGTTTTCCGTTTTTAACTTTCCATTTGACGGATTCTACTTTACCTCCAAGATAATACTTAGAGATAATTGATTGAAGTGTATTTTTTGCTATCATTGTTTAAAATTCATAGACCATTTAGCACTAGTGGTAAAAATGCTATCATATTGAGGATGATCTTTAAGGGTTTTATCACAACTTCTTAAAGCTGTTTGTAAAGTATCAATTACTACTTTTAGTTCTCGATTTGTATCTTCTAATTTTTTAATTTTTAATTGAATTGTTTTATTCATTTATTCCAAATTTTAATTTGTACCATGTGCGTTCATGGAGGTAATATAAAAATGTTTTAGTTAAAACTTCCAAACTCATTAGTGACGCTCCTAATTTAATATTTCCAGTAAGTAACCAACCTAATAATAGGGTATCTAAAGATGCTATTATCCTCCAGGTAATAGTTTTAGCAATATGTCTTTTTTTACTTAAAGTTTTCATTAGAAGCTAAAGAATTTATTAATGTTTGGGTTTAAATTTAAAGTCCATCCTAAATCATTATAGAAGTTTTCAAGTTTGGATTGTAAAATGGTTTCAAATGATTTTTTTCTATCTGCATA